TTCACGTTGACCGCGTTGCCCTGGAACGTCGTGTAGAACTGCGCCGAGAAGGTCGGCGTCGTGCCGAGCAGCTGGTTGGTGACGGTGAAGTGCTGGCCCGCGCCGGTCAACATGTAGGTGTAGTTGATCAGCAGCAACTTGCCCTTGTCGTCGGCGGCGAAGGTGTAGACCCCGTTCGCCACGCTGTACTGGCCCGCGGCCGGCGCGGTGGCGACCCGGGTGAAGGGCAGGCCGGTCAGCGCGTTCAGGACGCCGAGATCGTCGACCGCCGTCGCGGCGTTGGCGGTGGTCACGGCATAGGGCTTGTCGGCCGGGATCGTCCCGGCCTCGCCGAAGGCGGTCATCACCTGACCGGGCACCAGCGCGACGCCGTAGAACAGCGAGGCGATGGCGAGCCCCGAGATCCGCGCGACCTTCGCCTTGCCGGTGGTCTTGATCGTGCCGCGGGCGATGGCCAGCGGGTGCTGCTGCTGGCCGTAGAGTTCCTTGATCGTCGCGGTCTCGTCCAACGTGACTTCCTGGACGAGCCCGAAATTGACCGGTGTCGCGTTGGCGATGTCGGTGCGGGTGCCGATCAGGACCCCGGAGCCGAAGGAATACATGCTGCTCTCCTGTCAGGGTTTGGCAAGCGGCGGCCGTGTTAGGACGCGGCGCGCTCGATCTCGGCCACGAGCGCCTTCACGCGCTCCTTGAAGGCGTGGACGAGGTTCCACAGCCCGGTGTGGTTGCCGAGCGCGGTGCCGCCGAGCATGTCGGCGTGGAGGTTGTCGATCCGGGCGGCGAGCGTCTCGCCGCGCACCGGCGTGGACTCGGCCGTCGGGACATCCCGCGGCGTGTGGTCGGCGGCGGATCCGCCCGCGGACGCGTCTTCGCCCGCGAGCGCTTCGCCGGCGCCCGCGTCGTCTCCGAGTTTCATGATGGTCTCCTCGCGTCAGGGAAGCTCGATCGACACGGGCACGATCAGCAGCCCGTCGCCGTCGAGGTCGCCGGGCACCTTCACGGGCCGGCCGGTGATGCGGGCCCTGTATTGCGTGCCCGCCAGAGTGTTGCGGCCGAGCGCCCGGTCGCCACCGGAGGGCGCCAGGGCCCGGTCGAGCGCGTCCATGATGTCGTTGAGCTGCGCCGCGCCGATCGTGCGGTGATCCTTCGCGTCGATGTAGACGAAGATCTTCACCTCGATCGTCCGACGCGCGACGGCCCCGGAGGTCCACGCGTAGCTCTCGTCGCCGCCCTCGTGGAGAAACACGGCCGGGCGGCGGGCGGGCGGCACGTCGGCGAACAGCCGGAGCCGCCGGCTCGGCGGCGATTTCCAGGCATAGGCCTCGGCCACGACCTGCTGGAGCGCGGCCACCGCCGCGTTGCGGGGACCGGTGTTCACGGCGTGGTCCCGCGTGCGACCGCGCCCTTCAGCGCCGCCACGATGGCCTCAGTGCGGTCGGCGAGCGAGGAACGCAGGAACGAGCGCTCCGGGGTATGCGCGGTGCGGGTGAAGCTCCGCACGGCGACCGCGCGCGGCGCGATGGCATGCCCGAAGGCCTGCGTGATCGTGCGCACATGGGCCGCGACCGTCTCCGCGCTGGTGAAACCGAACTCGTGCCGGGCACCGTAGGGCACGTCGCCCGACTGGCTCACGGTGCCGGTCACCGCATCGCCCCGCGCCTCGACATCGGAGAAGATCGAGCGGCGCAGGCGTCCGGTGACGACGTTGAGGACCTCGCCCGAGAGCTTCCGCTTGACCAGCGATTCGAGCACGAGCCGCTCGACCTCAACGACCTTGACCATCTCGCCGCGGACGGCGTCGGGCATCCGGTCGAACCGCGCGACGACGCGGATCTCCTCGACCTGAATCTCGGTCAGCACGGGGGCACCACCGAGCGGTAGGGTTGCAGCGCCGCCGACACGAAGTCGGGCAGCGCCGTGATCCGGTACGACACCGTCTCCTGGCCGCCCAGCGACTTCGATTGCATCCCGACGCGCTCGGCATAGCCCATGCGGTCGCGGATCCAGTCGAGCGCGGCGTTGGCGAGATCGGCCGGGACATAACCGTAGGTGATCGCGACCGTCGCGCCCCCGTCCTTCGACGAGAAGAAATAGCCGCCCGCATCGTCGACAGCGTACTGTCCCCGTGCGGGGCCGCGCTCGACCCGGGTGAGGGCCTCGCCGGTACGGTAGACCACCCCGAGATCGCTCGCCCAGGCACCGTAGGGCTGGATCGGATACACGGCGCAGGACGCACCCGGCGGAATCGGCATGGGCTCGGCCGAGACCTGGTAGCCGGCCGTGTACGTGACCTCGACCGGCGCCGAGCCCGGCCGCGCCGGGAGGGTCAGCAGTTGCGGCCGCCCGGGCGGAGCGTCGTCGGCCGGCTGCAGCACGTAGCCCGATCCGAATCCGTTCGCCACAGGAACGGTAGTGGAGCCGATCGTCACCCTGGCGATGGCGGTGACCGGCCAGTTCGCGAGCAGGACGCTGCTGCCCCCGCCGGTGCGGATCTCGGTGTAGCTCCGCGGCAGGATCGCAGGGCGGTTCAGGGCGGTCAGGATCGTGCGGCTGATTGCAGTGACCAGGCGCTGCGTCGAGCCGTCGGGATCCTCGCTCACGCCGAGATCGGCGAGCCGCACCAGATCGAAGGGGCTCGGCCCGGCCACGGATCAGGCGGCGGGGGCGAGCGCGGCCCGCGCGTTGGCGCGCAGCGTCTCGTTGTCGACCGGCGGCACGACCCGGATTCCGCGCTTCCTCAGGAAGGCGAACAGCTCGTGGCGCTTCATCAGCTCGATGTCCTCGACCGTGACCTGCGCTGGGTCGATCCGCTCCGCCTCTTCCTGCTCCAGGCGCCGGCGCAGGTCCGCGTCGGCGATCATCCGGACGACCTCGTCGTCGGGCATCGCCGCGACGGTCTCGGTGAACAGCGCGATCAGCCGGGCACGGTCCGCGTCGAGCGGCCCGAGGCTCGCCGAGACCGCTGGGGCATCCCACGGCGAGAAGCCATGCGCCTCCAGGTCGAGGCGATGCCGCGGATCGACCAGGACGGCGCCGTCCTCGCCCACGTCGATCGCGTGGCCCTGGTGCGAGAAGCCGGTCAGCCCCTCGGGGGCGCGCATCCTGATCATGTCGGAGTTCCTGCTGCGGGGGAGGGGGATCAGGCCGGGGCGCCGGTCCAGACGTTGCGCCAGACCTTGGCCAGCACATCCCAGACGACGGGCAGGATCAGGGTCGTGTCGAAGTACAGCTGGTCGACGATCGGCGCGGTCGGGCGCGCCTCCGTCGGGCCGGACAGGGCGTGGGCTCCGACGCGGATCCAGCCGTTGGCCTGAAGCACGTGCGCGTCGAAGACCGGCGCGTCGAGCACGCCGCCGGCCATCCCGGTATAGGGGCGGCCGTTGGCCACCGTGGTGTGCGGGCGCCCGTCGCCTGGCGGGAACAGGCGGGCGAGGGGGACGGCCATGGTTTTTACCTTTCCCGGCTCGAAACATGCACGCAGGCATGCACGGCACGGCCATGGCCGCGCCGGTCGCGCTCACCCGTTGGCGATGTTGGTGATCACCGCCATGGACGGCGGGAAGTAGTGCTGCAGCACCTCGTCGGCGTAGACGCCGTACTCGTACTTCCGGGAGCGCAGCGGCCACTCGATCTGGTAGTAATCCTGCCGCGCCCGAACCTGCATGACGTTGGTGATGTTGTTGATCGGGTAGGGCAGGGTGCCGGTGGTGAACAGGATCGTGCCGGCCGGCAGGTTCGGATGGACCTTGATGTCGAGGGTCGAGCCGCCCGCCATCGAGAAGCGATTCAGGTAGGTGCGGGCCATGAAGCCGCCGCCGAGCTGATCCCGGGTCACCGAGATCTCGAATTTGTAGGCCGAGGCCGAATTGCCGGCGAGGATCTTCCGGGAGATGTTGAGCGCCTCCTGGCTGTTCACCCAGATCGTGTCGGGCGAGAGCCGGTAGACATCCCACATGGACTTCAGCACCGCGTCGATCTCGACGATGCCACCCGCGCCGTCGGCAGTGAGCGGCGTGCCGATCCCGGCGGTGCCGGGCGCCATGGTGTAGACATAGGCGCCGGAGCCGGCCTTGAACGCCTGCGTCAACAGCCCGTCGAAGGACAGGGCCGAGGTCGAGCGATCCACCGCCCCGAGGGAGGCGGCGGCCTGCGATCCCGACGCCGCGGCCGTGATCAACACCGAGTTGATCGTGGTGATCGCGCCCAGCACCTCGGCGCCGGCCGCGCCCCAGAACCACGCATAGCCGAGCGCGCCCGGCACGGGCGGGACCGAGGCGGCGATCGAGCCGGTGGCGCCCTTGGTCGCGACGGTGGCGGCGGCCGAGCGCGCCGCGGCGCCACCGCCGAACACATCGGTCGAGCCGTCCGCGTTGGTGCGGGTGATCGTGGACTGGATCCCGCCCGCGACGGAGCCGTTGATCACGCCGTCGAGCGCCAGCGCCACGGCGATCACCGACCAGGTCTGCTCGGCGAGCGCGCCGCCGGTGGCCGAGCCCGAGAGGGTCGGGGTCGGGGTGGTGCCGAGCGCCAGCGACGTGTTGCCGCCGAGCAGCATCGCCTCCTCGCCGAGCATCAGGCTCTGCAGGCCGGTACGGGCGGCGATGGCGCGCACGTCGTCGAAGCCCTGCGCCGCATACTGCGCTTCGAACTCGACGTTGGATTCGATGCCGATGCCCTTGTAGCTGGCGGTGTAGTCGGCGGTGGCGACGACCTGCACGCCGCCGCGGTTGCCGCCGGAGACGCCAATGCGCATCCCGGACACGTTGATGCCGGTGATCGCTCGCCACGCGGCCTGGATACCGCCCTTGCCCGGGACGCGCGGGATCAGGTTCCGCAGCGGCGTGAGCACAGGGTAGAGCGACTTCGCCCCGAGCTCCAGGTCGTAGAAGGTCAGACCGGAGGTGGGCGAGGCGCCCTGCGCGAAGGTCGACTTGTTCAGATCGATCCCGAGCTGCGCCAGGATCGGATCGGTGAGCGGCTTGGACTGCGCCTCCTTGAGGAGGGCGAGGACATCGACGTGCTGGGTCATTGGGCGTGATCCTGTTCGGATGCACGGCCGCGCCAACGCGAACCCGTCCCCGGGGCGTTCGGCATCGGACGTTGAGGGTGGTGAGCCGTATGGCCCTGTGGGATTAAGCCCGCAGTCTAATCTTTCGATCGGCTGCGCCTAAACAAGTCAAAATCTCTGCCAACCGAGACAACGGAGACGCGATGATCAGAAAATCTGGATATAAT